CCTCTCTCTCTCTGGTGAATCTTAGGGCTCCTTCGTTGGGGCCCTTTTTTTGTCTGCCCAACTGCAACCTGCTAACACCTTGACACCGAACTAGCTAACAGCTACTCTTAGGGCATGAACGACCTCGACCTAATGGAATTAGTACCTGTACACGTTGCGTCCGTAACGATGGATTCGTTGGCGCTGCTACCTTCTGCCTTGGTGGATGAGGCGTGCTACGGGGCAGTAGAACTGCCGGAACTGTTCGAGCGCTACGGGTACACCCCAGATACTGCAGAGGTATTCCGCACCCATCCATACTGGAAGAAGCTGATAACCGTCCGAACGGCGGAACTGGATAAAGAGGGGCTGACCCACCGCATGAAGGCGGGTGCTGTTGCTGACGTGGCACTAGGTTCGCTCTACCGTAGGGTTTCAGATCCCAACACTGCGACGACCGTCGTGCTAGACATATACAAGGCGACGTCCAAGAACGCGGGGTTTGAACCAAAGACATCTGCAGACGTAGCACCGGGTGCGGGGTTCAGTATCAATATCATCATGCCCAACGCGACTACCAAGGCATCCTTGCCGGTACACCCGATCGTTGACGTAGTTGAGATGCCACTGCACATGACCTTCGAGGCTAACCCCGCTGAGTTTGAGGTAGCCTGATGGATTACACCCCCGTACCCAGCACCGTACCATTCCTTGCGAGCGACAAATTCATCTCGATGATCGTGGGTCCCGTGGGTTCGACTAAGACGACCGCGGGCATTTACAAGATACCGTTCGAGGCTCAGCGCGTAGCGAAGTCGAAAGATGGAATACGACGATCCAGATACGTCTGGGTGAGGCAGACAAGGCAACAACTTTTCGATACCAGTATCCCTGACTTTTTGAAGGCGTTCCCTGATGGACTTGCGGGGGCATTCGAGAAGTCGAACATGAAATACACCCTACGGTTTGACGACGTGGAGTGCGAAGTCCTGTTCCGCGGACTGGACGAAACCAACGACATACGAAGATTGCTCTCTCTGCAGCTCACAGGGGCTATATGCGAGGAGTTCAGAGAATTGAACCCAGAGGTGTACGAGGTGCTCCAAACGCGCCTTGGGCGCTATCCTGACGCGCTGCTGGTACCTCACAGAGTAGAGTGGGGAGTGGACGAGAAGGGGAACCCGCGACAAGGGTGTGTAGACGACTCGGGGAACCCAGTGGACAAGCTGTGGATGATGTCCAACCCACCGGACTTCGATTCATACTGGGAGAACATAATATCGAACCCGACGGACAACATGCACGTCACGATCCAGCCTTCCGGTTTGAGTGAAGAAGCCGACTGGATACCACTGCTGAAGTCCGGGTACTACGAGAACATGGCACAGGGTAAGTCTGAGGACTGGATCGATGTGTATATCCACGCCAAGTTTGGTAAGTCGCTGTCAGGTAAGCCAGTGTTCCGGTGTTTCAGTCGTGAGACGCACGTAGCCAAAGAAACAGTGCAGCACTACCCGGGGACGGAGTTGGTCATTGGCGTTGACGCAGGGCTGAACCCGACGGCAGTTATCACGCAGCAGACCCACGACGGGCGCATGCTGGTACTAGATGCAATCACAGGGGAAGCCGGTGGGATGGGGGCACTCAGGTTCATACGCGAGATGCTGAAGCCGTTGTTGGCTAAACGGTTCCCCGGGATGAAGACAGCGATAATCATCGACCCAGCTGCATTTCAACGGGCACAGACTGACGAGAGATGCGTAGCAGACATGTTCAAGCAAGAGGGGTTTGCGACGCAGCCTGCAAAGACGAACTCGATAGCCGCGCGGCTCGGCGCGGGAGAGAAATACATGACGCGTATCGTTAATGGCAAGCCCGCATTGCTGATCGACCCTGCGGCGGCGCTGTTGGTACAAGCCCTAGCAGGGAAGTACCGGTATAAGGTGAACACCAAGGGTGTTACAGACGACAAACCAGAGAAGTCCCACCCATATTCAGATGTGGCCGATGGATTTACTTATGCGTGCTTGCACCACGACGGTGGCGAGTTGTTTGGTCGAAACACCCAGCGGGTAGCCCGCGCGGTAAAGACGGTGTCAATGGGTGGGTGGGTGTAATATGTTAGCTACCACCAGAAATGTGTTAGTATATATCGAACCTAATTTGGGATTCACCTTATGGACTACGCAACCCCTACAGTAGACTCGCCGTTCTCACCCGCGCGGGCACCTTCAAAGTCTGGTAACTTTGGACTATTTCCGGTTTCTAACGCGCGGGCAACTTTGGACGCCGAAGTATCCGCGGAACAAGCCAACAGCGAGCCCGTAATTAGAGGGTTAGCCGGTCACGTACGCGAGTGTTTTACCGCGGCAAAGACAGATAAATTACTCGTCGAGCAACGAATGCTGCAAAGTCTACGCGCTCGTAGGGGTGAGTACGATCCAGACACACTAGCAAAAATCAGACAAACAGGCGGGGCAGAAGTATTTATGATGCTGTCTAGCTCGAAAGCTAGAGCGGCCACCGCTTGGATACGCGATGTCGTGATGGGTAATGGGGCCGAGAAACCGTGGACACTCTCACCTACAAAGTCACCCGAAGTGCCCTTCGAGGCGCAGCAGAATGCGGTACAGAATGCAGGGCAGCTAGTTGAACAGCTACACCAGATGTACGGCGGACCTGAAGGGGTGCCCGACTCTGACGTGCAAGACCTGCTCGACTATGCAAAGAACCGTGAGCTAGTTGAGATCATCAACTACGCCAAAGCGGGCATGAAGGCGATGGAAGACAAGATGGAAGACCAGCTGCAAGAGGGCGGGTTTTCTAAGGCGCTGTACGAATTCACAGACGACATATCAACTTTCCCCGCGGCGATATTGAAAGGCCCCGTTGTACGTAATAAGCCACAACTGACATGGGCACAAGGTGCTGAAGGTGTCGAACCCGTTGTCGAAAACCAGTTGGTGCTTGAGTGGGAGCGGGTCAGTCCATTCAACGCATACCCATCCCCCAATTCTACACATCCAAATGACGGCTACTTTATTGAGTTGCACAAGCTGTATCCGTCAGATTTAGAGGCGCTGATCGGTGTTGAGGGCTACAGCGAGGACGCAATTAAGGAAGTTATCAAGCTGCATGGTGTCGGAGGGCTAAAAGAGTCCGTGCCGATCGCTACTGCACGCGTTGACGCAGAAGGCCGGATGACTTCCTCAGTGGGGGATACGACTTCGCCTCTGATCGAGGCACTCCAGTTCTGGGGACCCGTATTAGGTAAGACGCTTGTCGACTTTGGGATGAAGAAGGAACAAGTTCCAGACGAAACGAAGACATATCACTGCGAAGTGTGGGTAGTCGGTAGCTGGGTTATCAAGGCCACGCTGAATTACGATCCGTTGGGTCGCCGTCCGTACTACAAAGCGTCATGGGAAGAGATTCCGGGTGCATTTTGGGGTAACTCTCCCATCGATTTGATACGTGACTACCAGATCATGTGTAATAACGCTGTTCGCGCGCTTGCAAACAACGTAGCGGTTGCTTCCGGACCTCAAGTGGACGTGAATGTGGACCGTTTAGCAGGTGACGAAGAAGTTACCAACATCTACCCGTGGAAAGTTTGGCAAACAAGCACCGATCCATACGGAAACAACTCGCCACCGATCAATTTCTTCCAGCCGCAGTCGAATGCCGCAGAGTTGATGGGTATTTACGAGAAATTTTCTTCCTTTGCTGACGAAGCATCGGGTATTCCCAAGTATTTGACGGGCGATGGCTCTGCCGGTGGCGCGGGACGGACTGCTTCAGGTCTGTCTATGATGCTTCAGAACGCAGGTAAGAGCATCAAATCGGTCATTGCTACCGTGGATAAGTGCATTTTAGAGCCAGGTATCGAGCGCTTGTTCTACTACAACATGAGATACGGTACTGACCCTGCGCTGAAACGCACGGATGTTAAGGTTGTTGCGCGCGGTGCGGCCTCACTAATTGTAAAAGAACAGGCCCAAGTACGACGTAACGAGTTCCTAAATATCTGTTTGACGAGCCCTGTGGTGTCTAACATCATTGGCGAAGAGGCGATTGCGGACTTGCTACGTACTATGGCTACTGGGTTGGATATGGATACGGACAAGATCATCCCTCCGCCGGAAATGATTAAAGCCCGAATGTACCAACAGCGGCAGCAGCAGATCCAGCAGCAGGCACTGGCGAATCAACAGGCGATGCTAGAGGCAGACCCCACTGCGCAACCAGTAGGAGCGGCCCAAGGACCAACAGTAATGCCGAGTCAAGTGAACCGTCAGTTGCCAGAAGGTGGCGGACAAACCGTAAACAATTTCACGCCGTCACGCGGCGCTTAAGGAGAAACGTATGGCCCTATTTAAGCCGTTTGAAAAGTCGAAAAAAGACAAGGAACCTAAAAACTTAAAAGAGGGTTCCCGTAAAGAGGAAGCCTTGGATCGCAAGCAAGCCAAGTCTAAAAAGAAATAATGTTAGCAACTATTTTGACAATGTTAGCTAGTTGTGGTAGAACGCAAACATGAAGAAGACCCGGCAGGTACTTGAAGCAGCCTCACGGCTACAGTCCTCGGAGTTCACTCCACTAGTCAATTGGCTGAAGGCGAGTCGACTGGAAACGATGGAGTTGCTAACGACCGCGCCCGAAAATAGCTTACGGCTGTTGCAGGGGAAAGCGCAGTGTTTTGAAGAGATTTTGAATTTGATCGAGCAAGCCCGCGAGGGACTCGACAAAATGGGGGACCGCAATGGGTCCAAATAGTAAACCGCAGCAGACCATTACACTTTTTGCACACCGTATTTTGCGGAGCTAAAAATTGGAGTTGGAGCTAAAGGAGAAAGTAATGTCTTTACCAAAGCAAGTACAGCAACAGATGGCAGAGTTAGAAGTGTTAGAAAGATCGATTGCGGAGCAAGCAGGAGCCCCTGTAGCGCAACAGGAAGGTGAACCCAGTGAGCAGACTGCGATTGAAGCTACGCCGATAGCGGAAGCCGAAGTATTTACAGCGGATAAGACGCCTGAACCAACGGAAGTCCCTGTTGTTAAGGATGCAAAGCACGACGACGACGAACTGACATGGAAGCAACGGTACCAAACTCTGCTTGGTATGTACAACGCAGAAGTACCGGGGATGCATACCCGTATCAAGGACTCGGCAGCTACGATCCAGACCTTGCAAGAAGAGGTCGCACGATTCAAAGCTCGTCCAGTTGAAGCACCGAAGGCAGTAGAGATTAAGGCTAGTTCAGTTACAGACAAGGATAAGGAAGAGTTTGGTGAAGACCTTATCGATCTTCAAAGACGTATCGCTACCGAGATGGTTGAACCGCTTAGTAGCAAGGTAGTGTCGTTGGAGAGCGAGAATGCTACGTTACGCGAACAATTAGGAAAAACTGGAGCACAGATTGATACGTTTACTTTTGAGCAAGCGCTCAGTGTGGCGATTCCAGACTTCAAATCAGTTAATGCCGACCCGCGCTGGGTTGCTTGGCTAGATGAGGTAGACCCGATGATCCGCGGACCGCGCCGGAGCGTTGCGCAAGCAGCGTTTAATAGCGGTGATGTAGCGGGTATCCAGCAGTACATTGAACTGTGGAGAAACAGTTTAGGTACCGTTGCACCCAAGGTGGATAACCAAGCAGAGCTCCGCGCCCAAGTCACACCGAACCGTAACGCCGCAACGACACAGACCGCCCCACAGGGTGATCGTAGCTACACCGAAGCCGAGGCAGACAAAGTCTGGGCCAAGATTGTTACGCTGGGTAAGCAAGGCAAAACGGAAGAGGCCAATAAGCTCGAATCCGAGTTGAGTACCGCCTACGCAACTGGGCGTGTTCGATGAGGAACACTTTAATTTTTAATTCATAGGAGGCCATTATGGCTATCGCAGTCGCAGCACCATTTAATACCAATCCAGTTTATACCGGTAACTTCATTCCACAATTGTGGACAAAGAAACTCAACGCTAAGTACTACGTTGACAACCAACTGACCGAGATCGTTAACACTAACTGGGAAGGCGAAATCAAGTCCCAAGGTGATAGCGTACGTATCCGCACGGCACCTACTTTGGCTGTAGCAGACTACGTAATCGGTACCAACTTGTCGTACCAAGTACCGGCACCTGTGTTTCAAGACATGACCATCGACAAAGCTAAGTCGTTTGCGTTCCAAGTCAACGACGTATTGCAAGCCCAAGCAGATTTGGATTTGATGAATATGTTTATGACCGACGCAGCGAAGCAGCTGAAAATTGCAATTGCTGATGAGACATACTTTGATTCCTTCGTTGGTACCGCAGCAGCCGCGACAGCAGTTCGTCCAGCAGCAGCAGCTAACCAAGGTGCCTTGGCAGGTATCAAGTCGGCTAACCTGAACTTGGGTACAGATGCTGTGCCTATTTCAACAGCTACTCCGGGTAATTTGCTGACCCTGATTCTGTCTTTGGCAACCGCTATGGATGAGCAAAACGTACCAGAAGATGGTCGTTTCTTGTTGATTAGCCCGTACGACCGTCAAGTGTTGATGAACACTACCTTGGCTCAGGCTTACTTCACTGGTGACAGCACTAGTATCGTTCGCACCGGCTTGGTTGGTACCATCGACCGCTTCAAAGTCTACGTGTCCAACATGCTGCCCCGCGGCGCTGCTGCTAAAGCATGGGTTGCATCGTCCATCGATCCAGCTACCGGCGCGGCTTATGTAGGTGCAGCGGCTCGTCGTATGGTTATCGCGGGTCATAAAGACGCAGTATCCTTTGCCAACCAAGTGAACAAAACTGAGCAAGTTCGTAACCCGAACGACTTCGGTGACTTTGTTCGCGGTTTGTCTGTTTATGGCCGCAAGGTTGTAAAACCAGAAGCCTTGGCGATCGGCGTTGTAGTTTAATGGTAGTGTGATACTGAGGCCCTCCGGGGCCTCTTTTACTATGGAGATTTGAAAATGACGTTAGCTGAACTGATGGCGTCCCATGAAGGTAAATGGGAAAATGATTACGCAACGGTACACGTGTACCCGTATTTTGTTCGGGTTGCGTCCCGTATTGGTGAGGTAGTTACAATTTTAGACGAGGGCCTACGGTCATTCCCTGATTTGGTACTAACTAACAAGCAGGTAGAAAAGAAGCTAACAAAAAGCACTCTAAAAGTGTTAGACTAACAACGTGATAAAACCGAGGAAATATCATGGCAACTCTGGACAGCTTTAGACCGATGATTCAAGTGGAGCTTCACGCTTGTCCAACGGTTACTATTGACGCTGCCGTTATTGAGGCTTGTCGAGCAATTGCAAACGATACGTGGCTAGTTCGCTACGACGTTACGGAGTACGTTTTTGCAGGGACTCCAAATTACACGGTAACAGCACCCTCGGGGCATGAGGTATTCGCGGTTAAATCAATAGTGCTAGATGGCGCAACGGTACTGACACCGTGCGCGGATAGTGCGGCAAAACGAAACATTGCCGTTACTGGCACACCCAACCAATACTGGTTTGTTGACGGCGAGCTTTGGTTGTATCCAACGCCTGATACGTCGTACACCGTAGTAGTAGATGCGGTGATTCGCCCACTATTCACAGCAACAACAGTGGATGATAAGTTCGTACCATTATCTGATGCTGTTTATGCTTGGGCGCTGTCTAAACTTAAACGGATGGACGGAGTACTTTGGGTAGATAGCCAAGGATCAGTGCTGAATTACCGACTATACAAGCAGCTAGTTGGCGCTAGACGGACTACCCGGGACACTAGTGGCACGGTTAACGTGCGCAGGGTAGTACCGCATTTCTTTTAAGGGGTAGTTGACATGGCCATTACTAAACTTGGTGACATCATTCGCAGGACAGAGTTAGTGCTACAAGACGCTACCGCTGCTCGCTGGACATTGCTTGAGATACAAGATTGGGTGAATGACGCGTATAAAGAAATCACATTGATGCGCCCAGACGCAAACTCTACTACAGCTCCCGCAGTTTATTTAACACCCGGTTCTACCCGGCAACGGCTGTCGGACCTAGCGGTTTTAGCGGCTAACGTGGCTATTGCTACCCAACTGGCAGGGGCGCTTCGGGTTTTAAACGTCACGCGCAACACAGCGGCCACGTCGACGAAACAGTCGATCCGCTATATAGACCAGCGTATTCTGGACGATCAGAAGCCCACTTGGCACGCAGATACTCCCGCAGTTACCGTGCTGCACTGGATGTTTGACATCCGGATACCAAAAGAAATTTTGGTTTACCCCGCGCCCACGGCGCTGACAACTATTGAGATCGCGATTTCGAGTGTCCCCGCCCCACATGCGGTAGCAACAGAGGCACTACTCGCAGCAGAAAAAGCGCTTCCGGCGATTACAATTAACCTGGATGACATCTACGCCAATGCAGTCTTGGATTACGTACTGTACCGGTGCTACTCTAAAGACGCAGACTACGCGGCTAATGGGCAGCGGGCGGTTAGTCACATGAATGCCTTCATCACCTCTTTAGGAGGTAAGACAGCTTCTGATTCTGCTACGGCTCCGGCGTCGGTAACACCCATGACTGGGCGTGGCGCGTAACAGGTGCTTAACAAGCATATAACAAGCATATAACAAGCATATAACAAGGAACCCCCTATGGCTAATCCTACTGTCCCAGTCACTGTAACGCTTACTACTCAACAGGGCGCTGTTATTGCGGGGGCAACTATTACTGCTAAGCTAGACCGAGAAGAACTCTACAACGGTTTTGTAGTCTCTGGTACGACACTGGTTAAAACTGACGCAACAGGTACTGCGGTACTAAACCTTTTCCCAAATCAGTTAGGGTCTAGGCAGAGTCAGTATTTAGTTAAGATCATTCCACCAGTGGGTAAGGCTATTACGTTAATGGCAACCGTGCCAAATGTGGCCTGTGACCTGTACGCCATTGCAACCCTACCAACGTACGCGGGTAAACTAGACGGTCAAATCTCGCTAGACGCGGCGGTAGCAGTTGCTACGGCAATAACCGCTGCCGGAATTGATATATCTGCTCAGTCGGCATCCGCCGCGGGTTCCGCTTCAACAGCAACAACACAGGCAGACATCGCAACGACTCAGGCAACAGCCGCGTCAGGATCAGCAACGGCAGCCGCGGGTTC